GCTCCTGATGCAGATTGATATACAACTGCACCGGCAGTTCCACCCACTAAATTATTGGCACTGGTGCTGCTAATCGTGATTGCGCTATAAGCAATCGTTTCAACAATGTCACCCGTTGAAGCGCCTACCGCCAATACGACCGAAGTACCATTGGTTGCTGTGTAATCAGAACCGTTAAGAAATACACCGTTTAGGAATACTTCAACATATCCAACAGTATAAGAAACCGTGAAAGTGGTTTGACCTGAAGTTGCCGTAAAGCTCGTTCGTGTATACGTTGCGGTAGGTACTGTGGCATTAATCGTGACTGCACCCGTTCCACCTGAAGGCGAAACGGTAATGTTAGTACCCGCTATGATCTGAGTAACTGCACCTGTTGGATTTGCCCATGCAGGCACGCCCGATACAACTGTTAATACCTGCCCTGTGGTTCCAACAGGTAAACGTGATGCAGTATTGGTGGCTGATTCGTAAATCAAATCACCAGTAGTGGTCATGGGATTTAAAGCGTTAAATGCTCCCGTTGCCGTTGTAGTACCCGTTCCACCCGCTGCAATTCCAAGCGTTCCATAGAGGGGCGAAGAACTAGCACCACCAGATAGCAATGCTTGTCCTGCGGTTCCTGTGGTTGTAGCCTGAGGTGCTGATCCTGCACCACCACCATACATCACACCATACTGCGTTAGAACACCAGACGATGCCCATGCATTCGATGATGAAAAGAACACCACGCCACCAGAGGTTCCAGCAACAGTTAATGCAGGTGTTGTGGTTGGTGTTGCTACAGAAATCAAACCACCTGAAAATGAAACTGAGGTTACCGTTCCTTGAACTGCATCAGCCCACGAAGGAATGCTGCCCACAACCGTTAGAACTTGGCCTGCGGTTCCTAATGCTAAACGCGCAGCAACCCCTGCGGATGCTTCATAAATTATGTCACCCGCTGTGGTCATTGGGTTTAAAGCATTAAACGCTGCCGCTTTGGTTGTTGCTCCCGTACCACCATTGGAAATGTTTAAAGTGCCACCTAAAACCAATGCACCGGTCGTTGCTGATGATGGGGTGAAACCAGTAGTTCCTGCGCTAAATGACGTTACACCACCAGATGCAGCAGCCTGCCAAGAAGCTGTCGTGCCATCAGAGGTCAAAACGTAACCGCTTGAACCAATACCCAATCGTGTTGCACTGTTACTGCCATTACCAAGAATCAAGTCACCGGTTGAAGTGATCGGTGATAAAGCGTTAAAGCCCGCACTCTTACTGGTAGCACCTGTACCGCCTGCGGTAATCGCAAGCGTGCCCCAGGTTGGGCTACCAGTTCCACCAGATAACAATGCTTGTCCTGATGTACCCACACCTGTAAAGCCAGTTGAATTGGCTCCTGTTTGGTATAAAAGCTCACCAGCAGCACCACCAACAATATTATCGGCATTTGTATTTACAACTGTTTGCGTATTGTACGCAACGGTTTCAACTATATCGCCCGCAGTACAACCCACTGCCAATTGCATTGATGTGCCATTGGTTGCGGTGTAATCGCTGCCATTTAAGAACACACCGTTTAAGAATACTTCCAAATATCCAACGGTATATACCACTGAGAATGTGGTTTGCCCTGCTGAAGCGGTGAAACTTGTGCGCGTATATGCTGCATTCAATCCAGCAGCATTAATGGTCACAACACCTGTGCCGCCGGATGGTGAAATGGTGACGTTCGTGCCAGCAACAATTTGCGTAACACCACCCGTTGATGCTTGCCAGGATGCGGTTGTGCCATTTGAGGTTAATACATAACCATTTGAACCAATTGCTAAACGCCCAGCAGTATTGGTTCCAGTACCTAAAATTAAATCGCCCGCAGTAGTGATGGGTGACAAAGCATTAAATGCAGCCGATGCAGTTGAAGCTCCAGTACCGCCATTTGCAATTCCAACACTGCCCCATGATGGCGCACTGCCACCATTAGAAACTAATACTTGGCCTGTTGTTCCTGCTGCGGTCACCGCAATTGCTGATCCAGTGCCATAAGCCACACCGCCCAATGTGGGAGTTGCACTGCTATTTGTTCCACCCGATGCAATTGGCAATATGCCAGTGGTCAATGCTGAAGATGATGAGGCGTAAACCGCGCCACCAGATGTAAAGGTGGTTAAACCTGTACCGCCATTAGCCGTTGCTAATGTGCCACCTAGAGTAATTGCCCCTGTAGATGGAGTAGATGGCGTCAATCCAGTTGTGCCACCGCTAAAAGTGGTAACTGCACTACTACCAATGCTTGACCAAACAGGGGCTGTGCCACCAGGGTTTACAGTTAATACTTGGCCCGCAGTTCCAATTGGTAAGGTATTCATGGCACTTGTGCCATTTCCATATACCAATGAACCCGCCGTTAATGAGGTTAAACCTGTGCCACCATACGCCACACCAATAGCATTGCCATTCCATGTACCGCCACCGGTATAGGTTCCGCTATAGGTTAATGAGTTGGTTGTCCATGATACATTTGAAGGGGTTTGGTAGTGCTTATCCCAAGTACCCGCAGCATTTGAGTTTGTAATTAATTCAAGATTAATGTATCCACCTGAACCAACTGAAGCCACTAATGTGCTTGAATTGTTGTTAATGGACACCGATCCGCTTGATGAATTATTGTTAAACGAAAATGTTGTGCCTAACGATAATGTTGTTGCATCAGGCAGTTGAAATGTTTGGTTGCCTGATCCAGTAATTAATTGGTAGGGCGCTGATGCTGCGGTTAATACAACCGTTGATCCACCCGCTGCGGTGCTATTAAAACCATTTAAAAATGCGTTTGCAGAAATATTGACATTGCTATCACGCAGCACAATTGAGTTTGCACCACTTGATGTGGTTACACCTGATCCACCCGCTGCAACAGGCAACGTGCCTGCTACCAAAACAGAGGAACTTGTTGAATATAAAGCGTTATTTGCAGCAGTGAATCCGGTTAAACCAGTTCCACCGTTGGAAGTCGCTAATGTTCCCCCAAGCGTGATCGCACCTGACGTGGGTGTGGAAGGTGTAAAACCTGTTGTACCGCCCGAAAACGATTGCACAACAGTTGAAGATAGGGAGGCCCACGTTGGTGAGCCTGTTCCACCACTGACTAATATCTGCCCAACAGTTCCTGCGGCAGTAAAAGCGGTGGTATTGGGTGCGCTTTGATACGGGATTTGGCCCGCAGCGCCCCCTGGCAAACTGCCCCCACCGGTTACAGCATTTGCAATTGCGGTGACGGTTCCACCACTGGTTTTGTAATACAAAATCCCATCGGCGTAATTTAACGCAAGCTCGGCTCCCGCCGAAGAGTTCGTTAATCTACTAGCCGATGGTTTATTGCCAGCGGTTCCGCTTGCATAAAGCAGAATACTACTATAACCGGTTTGGGCCATTTTGCTGTTTCCTAATTAACTAACCACTAAATCAAAACGTACCGCCGGAAATACCACCAGTGATCGCACCTGTTGCTGCGTTGAAGGTCAGACCAACATTTACCTTAACGGCATTGTTACCCGAAGTACCGGTTACAACAGCGATATAGGTGGTTGTGTCAGTCGTATCTGCTGCAACTGCAACATTAGCGGCATTGGTAGCATTGGTAACAGCGGATGTTCCAATTGCGGTAGCAATCTGCGATCCGGTTGCAGCACTAAATGCGGATGTGCCATTACCGTAAACAACACCAGATAGCGTAGTTGCACCCGTACCACCGTTAGATACATCTAATGTGCCAATTGCTTGGCCCATAGGCACGTTCGATGCATTGGTCAAATCAACCGAAGTTGGTGTACCCAATACAGGGGTTACCAAAGTGGGGCTGGTTGAAAGAACAATGTTGCCAGAACCGGTGGTGCTGTTGCTTGATGCTGCGGTTAATTGACCTTGTGCATTTACGGTGAAACTTGCGTAAGTGTAGGGGCCAGCGGTAACAGTAGTGTCAGTGATGCTAAAGACATTGCCGGATAAGGTTAAGCCAGTACCTGCTTGATAACTACCTGCACCTGAGAATTGAACAAAAGTAACAGGAGTTGTGCCAAGAGTGCCTCCAGGATCAACGGTTGATACCCAGCCAGTATCTGCTTGGGTTGTTCCTTCTTCAACAAACACAAATGCAGAAACCAACTCTGCCCAAGTATTTGCATCAGCAGAACGTGCCCATGCACCCGATGCAGAAACGTAAATACCATTCTGTGCAGAATTAGATTGGTTTTTAACTAAAACGCGGCTTGCAGAAGTTAATACGCCATCAATGGTTTGCTCACCAGTTAAAGCGATGTTGCCAGTGGTTGCAACTAGAACAGGCGCTTTGGTGCTTAAACCTTGTGCAACGCTATCAACGTAACCTTTGGTGGCTAATTGGAATGCCGAGGTTGGGTCTTGAGTAACCGTTACAGTGGTCAAACCATCCAATGTTAGTGAAGAAGAACCTAAAGCAATTGGGGTTGTACCAATCGTGACCGAAGAATTGGCTAATTGACTATTGCTAATCGTGCCAGACAAATCGGTGGTAGGAATTGATGCAGATGCAGTAAATGCAGAGGTTCCATTGCCATACACATAACCGGTTAGGCTAGTTGCGCCTGTACCACCATGTGATACTGATAATGTACCGGTTGCTTGGTTGACAGGAACATTCGTTGCATTAGTTAAGCTAATTGCAGTAGGAGTTCCAAGGTCAGGAGTAACCAGTGCTGGGCTGTTAGCCAACACCAAATTGCCAGAACCGGTTGCAGTCGTGGTTCCCGTACCACCAGATGCAATAGGCAATGTGCCAGTTGTCAATGCGCTGGTTGAAGTTGCATAAACTGCACCACCAGAGGTGAATGCGGTTAAACCAGTGCCACCATTTGAAGTTGCCAATGTACCTGTGACGGTAATTGCACCTTGAGTCGGCGTATTGGGCAACAAGCCAGTTGTGCCAAATGACAAGCTAGTAACAGCGGTGCTAGTTGCTGCGGCCCAAGTAGGCGCACCAGAACCATTGCTGACTAAAACTTGACCTGATGTACCAGCAGAGGTGAATTGATAAGCAGAACCATCACCATAAGCCACACCACCAGCAGTGGGGGTTGCGGTGCTGTTTGTACCACCATGACCAATATTTAGCGTGCCACCCAAGGTAACTGCGCCGGTACTTCCTGTTGCTGGGGTTAATCCAGTGGAACCCGCAGAGAATGACGTAACGCCATTGCCGCCTTTTTCAGCAATAATTTGTACAACACCATTGGAATCCTTGTAATACAGAATACCATCGGCAATGTTGATTGCTAATTCACCAGCGACTAGTTGCCCAGCTGAAGGCGAATTACCCGTTGTCGTGCTATAAAACAGTTGAATCGGTGTATAACCTGTTGCAGCCATGAGAATATCTCCTAAAGATTAAAATGCCCCGCCGGACAGCCCGCCCGTTGCATTTAAAGTAGTGAAATATCCAGCAGCGGTGGTGGTTACCCCGATGGAAGTTCCGTTGATTGTGCCGCCAGTAATATCTAAACTGCCTGCGTTTTGTGTTGCCATAGTTCCCAAACCAGATACATCAGTGTAAGGAATTTGAGATACCGCTGTCAGAGCCGATGTTCCTGCTCCCTTTACATATCCGGTCAAAGAACTTGAACCGGTTCCACCTTGGGATACAGAAACAACCCCCGAAGTGATCTGAGAGGCACTAATCGCAATATCCTGCGCTGATGCACTCGTAATTTGGCCTTGAGCATTGACTGCAAGGGTAACGGTTGATGATGCTGAACCATACGATCCAGCGGTCACACCCGTGTTAGTAATACTAAATGTACTACCTGTTAGCGTTAAACCCGTGCCAGCAAAATAGGAACCGCCTGGGCCGCCTACCGTCCAGGTTAATTGCGTTCCATCATAAGAAAGAAATGAATTAGTTACTGTGGGGGCTGCAACAAATGCGGTTGTATTTGTAGCAGTTTGATAAGGCACTTGTAGTGCAGCACCCCCAACTAAATTAGAAGCAAACGCTACTGATCCAGATGGCACAACATAATCCACACCTGCAACAGCCTGCGTCAATGCTCCATTTAATCCCTTGGTCACACCCGTTACAGATGTGCCAATAGTAATCATCGGCGAGTTAGATACCACCGAGACAGAACCGGTAAAGCCGTTTCTGCTAAGAATCAGTAATGGATCAAAGTAATGAGCAAGCGTAGTCTGGAGAAGGTTTTCACCATCTGTTGTGACAACCACCAATGACGAACCTGCAAGGGGTGTCGGGGCGGGTGTAAGCTGATTGACGTAAGCGTTTGTGATCGTCATTTCTTAGCCCTTAGTTAGCTATCCAAGAAATTGTATCTGAAGTATTCGCGCCTAGAACATAAATCACATTGCTGTTTGAAACAGTCAAAGAAACACTGCCACCGGCTGATAAGACATAACCTGTTGAACTAGTCACACCAGATGGGCCAATAAATACTTTGCCCGTGTTGCTGCTGCCTGCGGTGATCGTAAGCGTTTGCTTTAATGCATGATTGGGTAATGCCGCAGCAGATGTGCTTAGCGTTTGTTGACCACTATAGATCAATGCTGGGTTGGCAACCGGTGTTTGATCCGATGCCCACACAACCGGCATTGAGTTTGCCATGACTTCTTGACCAGGGTTTGTTGGGTATCCAGCCATGACGAATCCTTGTGCGAGAGGTTTTCCGTTATTGTAGCCTATCAATAAGAGATTGTGGCACTAACTGTAGCACCTAAAAGTGTGATGACGTTCACATTGTAAGCTGGGTATGTTGTGTTCTGCTTGGTGATCAATAAACTAGCAAAATATTGTGAAAATTGACTCTGTATCCGGCTAACGGCTAAATCGGGATACATCTGCGTTAAGGCATCGCTTTGTGCAGGAATACCATTATTGGCATAAAAAGGTGATTCGTTAATATTTAACAATAGGTTCTGAATCAAGGTTGTGACATAAACCATTGAATTGTCACCATTAACCGGATTGGTTTGAATGACTTGCCAAGCACCTGTTGTATCCCGCCCATAAGTTCTCATGTTGGAATCGTAACACTACAATTTGGAAATTTACTACTTGCATTGCTGACTGCGTTAGCAACTGAACCCAATTTTGCAGTTAATGCAATATTTTGTTGTAGATAAGTTTGATAAGGAGCCAAAGCTGGCCCCAAATATAACTGAATGAAATTGCTTAAATATGTCACACACGCATCAGGTGTGGTAGGGGCTTCCAATAAACTTTGCATACCACCTAATAATTGTTGCTGTTGTAATGATGCTTGTTGCGTTGCCGCAATTGAAGTGTAAAACTGCGACACAATATCTTTCAATTGATTGCAACTTGTTGCATTATTTATTTGATCAATAACGCTATTAAAATAGCTGTCATTGATAACACCTTGATTTTGAGGAATCATGGTACTCCATAAATGTTAGTAATGATGCCGCCGGTTACTGTCACAATTAATCCGGTTCCTGTTGCAAATGATCCGCTGATACCATTACCAACTGTTAAATTTTGGGTTGCTGATACCAATGGTGCATCTAATTCTATTTCAACTAACGACATAATGTAATTAATACTGTTGTATATTGCTGACCAAGATTTGTTTGATAAAGGTACAAATACTAAAGCAGACAAATTTGCTGGTGCATTTAATGTCGTTTGCCCTGATCCAAACGTATTTGCACCTGTGATCGCTCCCAATCGCACATCTGCTGCAACACATATACCTGTATCTCCAACATTTATTGGAAGTCTTACATATTGCGACATGGCAATTGGCACGGTCACTTGTGGCAATGTAAATGTTGGATCACTTATTTGAAACGATACCGTTACAAAATTTCCTTCTGCGGCAACCACGACACAAGGTAAAGATTTACCCTGAAGTTGATTGTTGCTAGAAATCTTGCTTTCGGTGAATGAATTCAACGATGCATAAACTGGTTGTTTGAGGTTTAAGTCACTCATGCGCCTGGAGCCTGCTCTGTGCCCACCGCTATGGCATTAAAGACTGAACACCATGAATTGCCATCCGGTTGCCTAAAATTCCCCACATGACGCACTTGGGTAATCTGGAATATGTTTTGCATAGCTGAAGTATCGCGGTAGCGCGAATAACTATTGGCTGTAGTTGTAGATAATATGGTGGGCATTTGTACATAATCGTTGACGGATATATCCCCACGCATCACCGTTTTAAAGCTAATCGTGCCAATATTTAACCATGACGGCTGACCTATTAAGTCTTTATAATCAATGGTTTTAGCTAAATAAGCCTGCGTATTATCCACCACAATAATGTTCTTTTGATTGACTGTAACGCTTAAACCATTATTACCAACGATTGCCGCACTTGTAGTTTTTAAATAAATTGCAAACTCTGTCAGCGTTCTAAAATAGCCTGTTTCTTCTTGCGGCAACACAATGTTAGGGTTGACGTTAATCGTATAGCTATAGCCATCGGTAACAGGAAAAGCCACGCTCAATGTTGTTTCAATAGCACTTTTTAAACTGCTTCCCGCTTTCCATATCCATGAAATATTACGTGGAGAATTAATTGAACCCGTACCACCTGCACCTGGAGTAATAAAGAAATCAAGCGTTAATAGTGCTGCTTGCCAGTTACCAATAGCCTGGTTGATCAATCCATACACAATTACACCTTTTTGCTGTGGATTTGCCAATGGTAGCCCTTGCGTCATTCCCGCTTCTAGCTCAAAAGTTAAATCATTAAAGTTTTGAGCGCTTCCAATATCTTGCAGGCTGATTCCATAGAGTGTGACGTGCGCTGCTGCATTACCACCAGCACTATTGCCATTAGGGTTGGCAAAGTTAAATACAGGTGCATCAATCTCAATATTCAATGCGCCCGCCAAATTATTACCTTGATCATCCAATGATGACCAAGTTCTAACGGGTAAGCCGTTTACATCCAGAATTCTGATCTGGTAATACCGCATCAGCCAATCTCAAATTGTTGTGGCATCGTGCGATAAATAAGCGGAGTATTAAAATAGCCTTCAGCTAAATTAATATTGTAGTCAGGCGGTGATCCAATTAAAGGTTGACAAAATATCAACTTGTTTTGATTGCTATACAAGTTAATGTAATAACGTAAACCAAACGCGTTCCAGGTGATAATTGCAGTGTAGGTTGCTCCATCCAAGCTCGGTGCAAATTGGAAGTTTGCATTACTGACAGGATTAAAAGGCACAATTACGCTCATTGCAATGCCCCCGTTCCCGTGTTACCGGTTAATGGAACAGTGGTTAATGGCCCACTGTTTGTAGCGGTTCCAGACAATACATTGCCCCCTTCTAAGGCAGCCATCAAACCATTGTATGCCTGCGCTGCTGATTGTTGTGTCAATAACGGCTGCACAAAATCCCATTGGTAAACTGATTGAACTTGTTTGTCATCCTGCGGGGTAATATCGCGCAAAGATACCAATAGGCAATTTGTGTACACATAAGCAGGTGTTAAAACAGTAAATGTGCCGCCTTGTAAAATATGCACATCTAGCGCTTGTTTTAATCGAGTAAGAATTCCTTGCCGCAAGGGTAGGGTATTTAATCCCCGCGCTGGGCATAACATAATCAGACTTACATTCAAAGGTTGAGCAATGGTTGCGTTGGCTGCAATAGTGCTATTAGCAAATGGGTAATTGGCAATTTGCCAATTTTGTAAGGTTGATCCAACAGCAGGTTTAAACTGACAAAAAAAATCTTCTAAAGAAAGGTTTACACCATTTTGCGTAATGCCTAATGGCACTGGCAAGTTTTCGGTGAAATGCGTGATTGGCAACGATTGATTGCTGTTAGCACCTGTGCCCACACCATTCGCTATTCCATTAACAAACAATATCGGCGCAATCTGATATTGCAGTTGGTAAACACTTAATAATACTTTCGTGACAATACTCATGCGAAATTAGCCATTTGTGCAGTATTGACTTCCACCGATGTGCCTGCGGGTGCTGAAACACGCACGTTGATTGTGGGGTTAAACTGCTGATTCATACCTTGTGTGGGTTGCGGTGCTGCCCTAGATGCAGGTGGTTCTAATGCTGAAGAAGGGGGAAGATGCATTTCTTCCCTAAATGTTTTTATGTACTCTTTTGTTTCTTTTGGTAAATCTTGCAGTGTTTTACCTGATTCCAATAATTTATCTAGCTTACCTTGCCCATAGTTGTATCCAGCCAACACCTTATCCAAATCACCTTTGTATTTAGTCATTAATTGATTAAACATATCCGCAGCCACTTTTGCGGATTTTGGTAAATCGTATGTTTCTTCTTTACTTAAACCATAACTTTTTGCTGTTTTTGGAATAATTTGAAATGGCCCAGCAGCCTTTGATTCTATGTTGTATAGCTGTTTGCCGCGTGAAGATTCAATTTTGTAGATTTCATCCAACATGCCTGGAAGAAGATTGTTTTGCTTTTCAAGAGCAGCAAACAACTCCATTTCTTTTGCTCGTTTTGATGCTTCATCTTTTGGCTTTTCTTTTAAATCACGTTCAATTTGCGCTTGCCGATCTTCAATCTTGCTTTGATCTTCTTTTTTATCTGCCGATATAGGCTGAACGGTTTGTGGCAACGGTACAGGTTTTGTTGTTTCTGGTTGCCCAGGATATAAAATTTGCCCTTTTAGAATTGCTGCTTTCTCTTCTTTGCTTAGTTCTGGTGGTGCGCCTTCTAGGGATCGTTTATAAAGATCAATATCAGGAGAAGGCGGGGCTGTGCTTTCTTTTAATCCCTGCGCTTTTGCTTCCGCACGCTTTGCTTTCTTTTGTTTTTCTCTTTCTTCATCAATAAATGCGGCTTCATCGGCTTTTCCTGCTTCCGGTGAATACAATAATCCTGATGCCAATGAACCTAATCGTGCGCCCGCAAATAAAAATTTACCCATCTGCGAAAAGAATGAGGTTGATGCGGCTGTCGCACCTGCGCCTGCGGCGGCACTTGTTGCAGTGCGAGTTGCTGCACTTTCTGCTGCGGCTGCTGCTGGGGCCGCTGCTGGGGGAACTGCGCCTTTAGGTAATAATAATCCTAATGATGTTCGTAATGCAGCCACACCAACTGCCAAGCCACTTAAACCTAAACCCAAACCAATTAATGTGGCTTGCATTGGGTCTAATGTTTTAATGAATTCGGCAATTTTTGTAAAAAATGGTTCTAATTGTGTCAATACAAAGTTTCTTACTTTGTTACCTGCTTCTTGCAAAGCTGTTGTAAAATCTTCCGCTGCTTTTCCCGCTTTCTCTGTATCAGGTGCTTGATCTCTTAATTTTTGATATTCACCAATTAATTCATCCAAGCGTTTTACGTTTTCTTCAACATCCTTTTGCTTACCTGTTCCGCGTAATTGCAACAAATCTTGTTCTGAACCCAATACACCAAAGCCACGCGCACGCGCAAGGTCTAATGTAAAGCCAGGTTGTTTAACGATTTCTTTTTGTTTTTGAATCAAATCCATCAATATTTGTAGATTTGATTTCTTTTCAAAGTCTTTGATGCCTACCGCACCAAACGCATAGCGTTTTGATAAGTCATAACGTGCAGCATTGATCTTTTCCAGATCGCCTTCAACATCAATAAATCGACTAATTGTGCTTTGAAGCGCAGTTAATTCATCGGCTTTCACTCCCAAACCACGCGCTTGCTTACGTTGTTCAGTCACCCCTAAAGCTAAGTCTTTCATGCCTCCAAAGGCTGAACTTAATAATCCAATACTCAGGCCCAAGCCCGCCCATCTTTCCAACATGCGGGTTGAATCGCCAATATTGTTTTTAATACTGCCAGTGGTTTTGTTTAAACGATTAAATTCATCGTCAGTCTTTTTGGCATTTTGACGTGCTTTATCAACTTGATCTGCGGTTTTTTTTATGTTGGATGTACTAGCAGTGCTGGCTTTCTGCGCTCCTTCCATAACCTTGCGCCATTGTTCTGGCATGGCATTAAGCGCATTCCGATATTTCTTAAATGCGGCTTGGAATTCCGCAAACGTATCGGCTTGAACATCAATCGTTATGACACTGCGTAAATCAGTCACAGAAAGCCCCTTGCGCGAATATCTCTAAGAATATACCTCTGTCGGAATTCTAACGCATCTGCGAATTTTAAGCCCAAGGCTTTCATTACTTCAGTGAAACCTGGGCCTGCTGAATAGGTTAATGCGGTGGTGATGAGATTTCCGCTTTCGGGGTAGATTCTTCCGGTATCGGTATCGGCAAAGAATCGGCCCACGCCGTAGCAGGCAACGATGTCAATTGCCAATTGTGTAAATCGGCTGCCATCTGGATCATCATCTTCCTGGCCTGCCTCGGTAGGCCGTGCCAGTTTAATGTAAAAAAAATCGCTGCTGCTACCGCCTCTTCAATAATGTCATCAGACAACTTGTTTTTCTTTGCCGCCACTTCCAATGGCATCGTTTCCCACTTAGCACCGTTGAAGATGCAGCAAGTGGTAATCCTGCGAATCTCATTAATAAATCCTTCGCGGATTAATGTGCCTTGCCCTAACTGATCACCAATATCTTCCAGCAAATAAGTTGCCACTTTGGGGCCAGCCAAAACATTGATGCCTTCCGCATGCAATTGCGAAAATGCTTTGGATAAAGGCAAATAATACTTTTTAAATATTTCTTTGGAAATAGGGCGAGAATGTATCCACAAAACGTGTGTGTCATTCTCTAAAACAGGAATGGCGAGATTAAACTCGCCTGTGATGGCAATATCAGTCATGGGGGTGGTTCCCTATGTGATCCCCTTGCGGGGAAAGATTAAACGCCGAGATAAAGAATATTGTTGATGTAGTAAGTGCCTTGGATCGTGACCATAAAACCTGCATCACGGCCCGTGAAAGGCAACTCAGCTACTTCAACCAAAGCACAATTACCAACTATGTAATTAGCCAATGCAGAACTATCAGGAATGATTGTTATGTCACCCAATAGCGTATTAGTTTCCACTTGAAGTTTATACAAACTCGATAGGTTTTGAGTACGCAACAAGTGCATTTTCAAAACTGCGGTTTGATAAGGGGCTGGAGACAATACGTTTCCTGTCAATGATGGTAACAGATTGGTTTGTTCACCCGTAAACGATAGGCTAACACCATCAGTTCCCATGTAGGGGCTTGTCACAGTCAGGTCAGGGAAATCAGTGATGATTACCGAGGCCCGTATCCGGTTTAAAGTGCCTTGCGGCGTTAAAGGATTAGCCATTTAATTAAACTCCAATCGGGAAGTTGCTGACAGTGACGTTAAACGTAATTTGAGTAAATCCAGTGGTCGGTGTGTAGCTGACAGACAAACCATTGTAAACACCGGCTGCATAATCGGTAGGATTTGCAGTGACATAAGCGGTGAATCCAGTTGCTTTTACGCTGATAGGTGACAAGGCCAAACCAAAAGAAATGGCGCTGTTCATTACAGATTGTGCTGCTGCCTGCAATCTGTTGATACCGGCCTGGTTGTAGTACAAAGGATTGTTGGTGGTGTTGCTACCATTGATCACGGTTGCGCTGATCACGGTATTAGCATTAATCTGCACCCAATCCACTGAGTACCAATACAAGAAATCGTTGCCATCACCAGCGGTTCCCCACACTTGCATTTTGTTAGAAATGCCACCTTCAGCAGCAGTTTCAACCCAATTGACATAAGCGGCTTTCAATTGAGACTGCTGTGCGCCGGTTAAAACAGCGGGTATTACGCCAAACAAATAGCGGAAAGAAAATGGTGGCACTTGGGAAGCCGCACTTGGCTTAGCACTCGATACTTGCCAAGCCATCGCTGCACCATCCCATTCGGTGTTTGGAACACTGCTGTTCAAATACCATGCAAAGACAGATTTAATGCCTTTGTAAATAGTGTAAGTATCCAATGAAACAGGTGCAAAGAAATAAGTTTGCGCGGTGTCGCTGGTATATTGATTAACCAGTGTGGTAAAAGCTGAAATGGTATCCCACCCGCTAGGTGTGACATACACATAATATTTAAGCGGATTAGCAGTTAAATAAGTGGAAAAGTTAGTGATTGCTGTGGCTGAACTGGTTGTGCCTAATTCCAACACATACACACCTGTGCTGTTTCCCTGAGCAAACCAAGTCGTAGCCATTGCAACCAATTCAACTTCACCTAGTAGTGAAGCAAGTCCGAATACAGTTGCAACACCAGGGTTACTAGCCAATGGATAAGTAAACGTGGTGGTATCAGTGCAAGTTGCAGTAAATGTGCCGTTGTATCCAAGAGGGGTGCAACCAGAAATCACAACACCAAACTGCTGACCTGTGGTCACTCCTAAGGTCGAATCGCAAGTAACTGTTACCGTGCCTGATGCATAGCTCAAAGAGGCAATCGTGGCGTTAGCAGCTAGGATAGATGTTAAATCTGAAAGTTGCGTTAAAAATACGCTTGCACCTTGTGCTAAAGTCGTGCCGCCTTGTGAAACCAAGCAGCCTTTTTGCTGATAATTTGACGGTGCAGAGGCCGCTTGGCTCGTGACCGCTACTGTGACGATTTGGTTAGACATGGCGGTGATTCCTTATTAAACGAATGAAACGGCAACGGTTTGACCTGTGCCTGGCACTACCGTTAAACCGGCTAAAATTGGGAAATCTACAGAGATCACGCCAACAACAGCAGGTATGACTGCAACAGTATTTGCAGCACTAATTTGTGCGGTGGTTAAGCAATCATGAATGGAACCCGCGCCCGATCCAGCAACAGTCACCGCAACATTATCAATGCGGCCTGCGCCTGCTTTAACAACGGTGGTTGCAGAAATGTTTAATGCGCGTGAAGTTGATCCGCTTGTAATGGCAACGCGATTGGCATCGCTAATACCTAGCACAACCGAACTAGAAGGGTTTGTTAGTGTTGCCGCTGATAATGGGCCAATAGCCATGTCCAATTCTCCTTAATAAAGGCTACTACAAGTTTATCACAATGGATTCACATGATACGTCATTGTCGCATGTTCGATGAGTTTTTGGGCAATTCCTAATGCTGCTGTTTGATAATAGGATACTCTAAAATCAAGGGTTTTTTTCTGCGCTAATGTAGTTAATTCACGCTGTGTGCGTTTCATGTCTTTAATGATCGGCATCGACATTAACCCCATGTTTGCGTCATTATTAGTGATCCACGTTAAAATGTCTTGTAAATAAATCACGGCTTCTTTGTTATGCAACCCATAAAGGGTGATTCGCACGTCATCATAAGCCAGTTGCCAAGGCGTGCCATCCACATCAATTGCGGGCAATGCTTGTATTGGTTGTGTGCGATCCGGTTCAATATGAATTACTGCATAGGGTGGTTTAGTATTGGCAGGCACTAAATAGCTGGTGTATGTCATCGGCACATTTGTGCCAATGGATAGCCAAAAAGGTAGGGAATTACTCACCACCTGCATCTGATTAAAATCTGCCGAACTATTAATAATCTGACTTGCCATAGCAGGTTCAACGGCAATACCCGTATAGTGAAATAATCCCGCTTGGTCATAGAATAGCCGTTGACGGCTAAATGAATATTGCACGCCCGCAATGGTAGCTAAATACAATGCTTGGGGTGCTAATTCGTTTAAGTCTTTGATTTCTTGATTAGTTGTCAGCACCACATAGGTGCGTCCAAACGTATCATCTTCCCGCTGTTCTGTCTCAATGCTATGGTGCAGGCTACTAGGTGTGACTTGTATTGTAGTAGGCGGCATCACACCATTGAATATTTGCATTAAAGCGGGGCCGCTGACTTCGGTGCTCAATACCCAAAATAGCGTTTGATCTACTGGCAATACTTGAGCCACATAAAGCGTAAAGGTGACATTGCCTTGTGCGGATAGAACTTGAACACCAGACAATAAGCCCGATGCAATTTGCGATTGGTCATTTGAGGCAACTAAAGCCATCAGTCGTATTCCACCCAAGCTGCGGCACTATTTTGATAAATGCCGGTATCAATAAAGCTAGGACGGCGTTCACCTGAACCTTTATTCTTTTTGTGACTGCGAATACCTTGCAATGCTGCTTTAGTAGGTACACCAGGGCGGCCCAATTGAGCAATTTCTTCTAGGTTTAAATATTCTTGAAAACCTTTGGCAATTTCAGATGTGGCTTGACCAAATATATCAAATTCACCTGTGAGCACTGCGGTATTGCCTGCACCGATTTCTTTCATTGCGGTGTCGATCCCGCCTAAAAGACTTTTCATAATGTCTTGCCCATGCAATTCTACATAGCCAGCAAACACACCATATTCTTGTTCCAATATTTGAGCCAAATCTCCCGTGCCCAATTGATCATGGGGCACATCACGCACACCCAAGTGCAATTTCACGTTAGCCCCCAAAGCGTGCCCATGCTCTGAGCAATCGCTAAGTAGGCACGTCCATAAGGTGTATTGAATTGATTTAACGATCCAATGGTCATGTTTCTCATTGCATCAGATACTGCATAACTGCTACTAGTGGATTCATCCGATGCAGATTCAACCAATCCTGTTTTGGGTGTGAGCAGGTTCCAGACTTTGCGCTGGTTAGTAAAGAAGTTTTGACCGTTTTGATCTGGTGACCAATTTAGCAACCAATCAGCACCCCAATTGTAAACAGCTAACGTGTAATTAATAGGATCAAGCGCACCAATTAATGAATACACATTGTTGATGGCATTTTGGTAACTCCAAAGAACCCAATCAGTAGGCAAGCAATCTGGTGCAATTTCGGCTATCAGCAACACATCCATTTGTGCCAACAAAGGCGTAGATGGGCCTGTGTCAAAACATCCTGCGCCCGTTGCCAAGTTAATAGGTGCTTGACTGATTAAAGCGGCTTGCGGGAATCCCTGGTTCAATAGAAATTGAACATAACCGTTGAGGCTGGGGGGATAGAAGGGCATTTGGGCCATAAACTGCCTCGCGCAAGAATATGAGCCATTGTAAACAAAAACGCCCCCAAAGGGGCGGTCTTGTTAGCTGCTTTTGCGAGGTCTACCACGCCGAGGTGCAATACCTTCTTTTGGCACTTCAATTGTTTCTGAGATTAATTCACGATTATCTGACGGGCCTTTGGGCTGTTCAGTAATTTCTACTTCAGTCAGCCCTTTTTGTGTCATGCCCATTTCCTGCGCTTTGTTAGCAATCATGCTGTCGGTCACAATTGCACCAATTTCGCGCATGTCGGCTGCGCGATCTACCGCAGCGTTTTCGGTCTGCAAGATACCGGCCTCAATAGCTTCCAGGCTGACAGGTTTATTAATGCTGTAGCAATAACCAGCAAATGATTTGCTTACCTTCTTTGCCTCAACAAATCCATAAGGTTCATGTTGACTTATGATGGAATCAATATGGTCTTGAGGCATATCAATCTTGACTTGAGCGCCTGCGCGAATCATTTGCACAAACGGGCGCATGTTCTCAGGTAGGGAATAGCAAAACATTCTTTCTTGTTTTGTGCAGTTTGCAATATAAAAACTTGGCATAAGTGTGTCTCCGGTGGTTGGATTTGATAGAATTGGGCAACTATGTGTGGGGGGTGGTTCCCCACTCCATAGTCAGAGGGCCGATCAGTCAAAAGCTGATTGGCCTTCGCCATTTTATCCCCAATTATTAAATGGGGGAATAAATACCTTTTTCAATGTACAAATAAAAAAGCCCCCAAAATGGGGGCTTCTTCATTATTGCGTATTACTTATGCGTAGAAGGCTGATAGAACAGTCAGTGCTTCAGGGCGCAATACCCATCCAGAGGTTGAACGCATCGTGTACAACACGGTGAGCGCAGCATCAGGCAGGGGAGTGGGGATTTCAGTAGGTGCAGCAACGTCAATCAACATCAATGATACTGCGGTGGTGTTGGGCGTGAGCGTTGCAAAAATGTTCGTGTTGATTTGAGTGTCAGCCTTGGGAATCTTGATTTCAGGTGCAATCAACAGAATAGCATCAGAGCCACCTGCGCCTTGACCAATCAAGGTATCGTCCACTGCAAACGACACATCATCGCCGCCCGCCCATTGTGCAACAGTTTCGATCACACCGGCTGCGGTTTCAACACCTGCACCAATACGTTGGAATTGGGTCAACTGCACGATACCGCCATAAGATAATTGGCTGATTACGCGCTGGGGAGCCAAGAACACCAAACGCAAGGGTTGTCCAATCTGCAATGTACGAACCTTCAATGAACCGATCAGGTTCAAGAAGAATTGTGCAAGTTGACCAGAATCCCATGTGGATAGGGTGGTGTTGCCATTTGAATCAGCAGGCAAGGTCACGGTGGTAGCACCTGCGGTATTCAACAGACCTTCACCAGAGTTTGCATTGTTGAAACCATACAACAGTGCATTACGCATTTGCTGTGCAATACCCTGACGGGCTGCTAGGCGCAATGCCTGGGGAAGTGAATAGCCCCAATGTCCTGCTGCGGTTTCATCAAAGCCGTCATACTGAGCACGGGTTTGAATACGATAGGTTGGGGTGCTAATCATGTTAGGAATCACGGTAGCCGATGGCAACTGGTTCACAGTTGATTGGTTAGCCGAAACCTGGGTGGTTAGCTGCATTTTCTTGGCATAAACATAAAGATCACCAGTTCCCAAACGGGTCATGGGTTTTTCAGTTGCCAAAGTGGTGAATGCACCAGAGGCCAGCGAATACTGAATAATGTATTCGGGCATCATGTAATGCGGGTTAGCTGTAATAAAACTTGGGGCGAATGCGCTCATGGTTTAGGTATCCTTTAAAAGATTAAATGAGGCACAAAGCCACATATTCGTTGGTTGCCCAATTAGCATTACCTGTACCGCTGTTGTAAGACACAGTGCGGTTGTTGGCAACGCTAACACGCAATACTTTCACGGGGAAAGGATTGCTGCTGTCGTAAGGAATCAACTGTTGAGCGCTAAAATCATAGCTTACTTGCTGCGTGATTAGACCGCCATCGAGTGATACCAAACTCGCACTGCAACGCAAAGGAATGCGTGCGCCTGAACCCAAGCGGTAAAAATTAACAGACATTCCAGGGCTAAACAAAGGCACATCTGATTGAGGGGTAGTGATACCACCGAACGCTTGATTAAACACGCAAATACCGGTGGTGTTCGCGTCCGATGTAGCCTGAATAATCGTGCTGCCTAATACACCAGCACCAGGCACGGTGGAAGCTGCGGGAATATCCTCAGAAATCGGCACACCGCCCCATAGTGGGGTAGTTGCTGAAGTGGATAACACGCCACCAGATAAGGCAAACTTAACGGCTGGATCATCCTGGGCATCGCCCTGGGTGAAACCGTTAGAGTTGGTTTGGAATAGCCCAGCAGCATTGGTTACTGCCATCGGCTGAAGTGAAATAGATGCGCTCATAATGACAATTCCTTATTTACGGTTTTGGGTGTTAAAGGCCACAACACGCTGGGCAGGAACGGTAAAACTTTCCAGCCAAGAATTCACATCGCCTTTAAATGTTGAAATTGTGCGGCCTGAACGATCACGTTGTTCCATTTCGATCAATTGGCCTGCACCCACTTGGTTGTCATTACGCGCTGCTGTCAATGCATCAGCAAAGATTTGTTTTTCAGCCAAAGCCAGTAAAGCAGCATCTTTAATCATTCGCAAATCAATTTGTTTATACGCATCAGAATGCGCTTGCAAACCACGCAACAGGCGCTTGCGGTAAGCCATCAGGCCTTCGCCTTGCAATGGACGGCTTGCTGCTTTACCAAAGGCTGAATAAACAGAATCGGCTGCTGCTTGTGCATCTGCTTTTTCTGCTTCTTCTTCATCGGCCTTCTTAGCACGATCATCATCGTCATCATCGCTATAACAATCGTCATCATCTGGCTTGATTTCACCAGCAGGGCCGTGTTCCTTAGGATTGGAACCAACTGCATCTTTGCGCTTTTTGTCGGAGGCCATCATTTTATGACCGTTCTCTTCCTCTTCCTCTTCATCGTCATCTTTACGCATTCTGTCATCATCGTCATCTTTGCGCTTTTTCTTGCGATCAGCCGCCATCATTTCTTCATCATCGTCTTTACGATGTTTTTTGTCAGCAGCCATCATTTCTTCATCGTCATCTTTGCGGCGCGAATCGTCATCTTTTTTGCCAGCAGCAATGTGGGTCATTGGCTCAGCGGGCAGGTTTTTTTCCATTGCATCTACACGCGCAGAAATGTTCTGGATCGCGTTTAGGATTGCATCAAGTTTATCGCCTGCGGCATCTGCCTTCGGCTGAGTTGTTTCATTCATATCAGATACCTCAGGATTGTTGAGAAGTACACCAGTTGCAGGCCCGCCCTTATCCCAAACGCCCTTACTACCGCGAGCCTTTGTGACAATTGCAATATGATCCAACAAAAATGGTTTTCCTTCAATAAGTAAAGGATCGCCACTTTCAGTGATCAAATTTGTATTACCTGACCGTTCATCAAAAACCACTGATGGCGATGTACTAATATCGCCTTCGTTGATTTCTTTCATCGCAGCCGAGTCGTAAATCTTTGCTATGCCCCAAACTTCATCAGAGCCTTTGAAATAGGGTAACAGAATCGAGCCGATGGCGCGATCTTTGAATTCTTTGCTATCCAATATGCTGCCATCTGGATGATCCATAATGACGGTCAAACCATAGCAGCGTTGCAGGAATTCATCGTTCATATACAACGATGGATCACGCCACACATGTTCTTCAATGGCTGAACGGTAAGCCAATCCTGTGCCGGTTATGCGGATAGCCAACAAATGCATATTTGCAAAGGGCTGTGGGCTAGGCAAAATATCTTCAGCAATCAATCGTGCCACATCTAATTCGGTATCTGCCGCTGCAACTTTGAATGCATCAATGTCACCAGGGTGAATGGGCATCGGCAGATTATCGGGTTCTGTCCATACAAACCCATCGGATTCGTAGTTTAGTTTGGGTGTGAATTTAGGAACTGGATCAGCAGCATAGAATGCGATAAATTGCCCGTTATCATGAACGGGTATCAAATCACCTTCGTATAAAAAGCCAGTTTCCTCATGCACTTCACGGCGGGCCGCTTCTTCAGCGGTTTCAGTACCGTTTAAATGCCCGCCTGGAATTGCAAAATGAAATGGAAAGTCACCGCCATTTCCTCGGCGCAACATTAAGATTGTGCCATCTTCGGCTTCAAACATAATGCCCGCTGCGCGAGTGGTGGGGCCGCCTTGTGGATCAGTAGGGTAGGGTGTTGGATGCGTAATGCCTTCTGGTTCAAAATCACTTTTAACGCAATTGGGAACCTGCTTGCCGCCCTTTTCCTTCATCCCAAACTGTTCATAGCCTTCCCAGCAGGGGTCGGCATCTAACATAGATTCATCATCACACTTCCATTTCCGCAATGATTTATTAATGCGACTATCAGGATCGTGTGCGGTTTTGGATGAAGTGAGTTTGGCCTTCATGCCTTTCATGCGAGCGCAGAATGATTTCTTTCGCGCACCACCTTCGGGCTGAGGTGCTTTTAAATGTGCGCCATGTTCTTTGTTATAAGATTCACGGCCTTTTTCATTTAAACCACCGTTTTTGTTCTTGCCTTCTTTTTTTGTCCAGGCTTCAGAATCTTCTTTAATCTTGGACAATTCAGCATAAACACCTGCCAATTCTTCGGTGATTTTTTTCATGCCGTCTTTTTTGCCAATAAATTCACAGCCCACGCTTTTAGGAACGCCACCAAACCCACCTGGTGTATGACAGGCGGCTTGCATCAAACGCTCTTGTGCAGGGCTAGTAGTAGGCATGATGTTTTTTGGTCAGGATCATGCAGCGATTTTCACCTTATTTGTCTTTTGGTGCAATGTATTCTCGCCCTTTTTCGGTCAACATTTCTGAGGGCAGGTTAAATGGGCTGTAAATATAAACTGCTGTACACCTGCAATAAACTTCTTCCCCTGGCTTGGTTATGTCATCCAAGTAACCATCAGGCCCAGGTTTAACTAATCCTTTTTCTTTAGCCCATGAATCACGCATTAAATAAATGTGCTCATCGCGCTCTTTGTGATCTTCGCGGTAATCGTAGCCTGATTGACGCCAATTACTGTGCCATTTTGCCGCAATCGCACCACCTGATTGGGCAATAACATTGTTTATGGATGCGTTTAATTTAAGCGTTTGGTCAATGGTGACACGCTTTTCTTTAAAATCCATTTGCGCCAATGGCTTACGAATGTTTTGTTTTTCTGCAACACGGTCAATCGCATTACTTCCACCCATAGGAATGGACGTAGCCCAGCCTTCAAACCGGCGCAGTGTTGTGCTAATTGTTTCTTCGCGGTTAAGTTTAATAAGATTGACGCTGGCTAATATGCGTTTATCTAATTCCCTGCGTAATGCGGGTTTAAGGTTGTTCACAGTAAACACGCTAATCCCTTGATGGTATCTTGCAATGCCACTCTTAGAGATTAGATTGTTAAATGTTGTTGTTAATGCTCGGCGTACATCCAGTTCGGTTTTGGTAGGATTGCCAAGCGTTAATTCAGCGGATTGCTTGAGTATTTTGATCCACTTCTTTAATTCAGCCTGAGATGTGTAGCCGTTATCAATGAAATGATTAACCGCTTCGGTCAATAATTCAAAATAGCTTTTGCGCTTTGCCATGTGTTAATCCCGCGCTTTGGGTTCTTCCAATGGGGCGGGTGGCTCGTAATTGGCAATTTCTTCAATATCTAAGATCAATTCTTGGCTAAACATACTTTCCATCTGGTTCAAATTGCCTTGCGCCCATTCCAATACACGCGCACGGTTTTGTGGGTCAACGGCTGGCAACATCGTGCGAAGCATTTCAGTTAAACCTTTGAGTTTAATTTCATCAGCCTTGGCTTTTTGGCTTTCTGGCTCTTCATTCAGATCAGGCCATTCAAACTTGCAGCCTTCAGTCCAACTATAAAATGCCTGCTTATAGGTCATGCCTCGATATTCATCAGGGTATGCGGCACGCACTGCCTCAAAAAACTCTTCACTCCATGCGCGATGCTGACATATCCTTGTCAGTTCATCATAAAGTGGTTCCATTTGTTGCCGTATGTCACTGATATAACGCATTAAATCTGCTGCATCTTGCGTGCCATCAGCAAGGCCAGTGGAGTAGGTTTCTTGTGTTAGGTATCGCGCTGGCATATCTACTGCGGCGGCAATATCTTCCAATATATTCTTGCGGCTAGCACTCAATGCCTGGTTGACGTTATTGAGATCAATAGCAGCAATTTCTTCATCCAGATCAATTGATAACACGTTTTCAGTACCACCCTGCTGCAAAATCGAGCGTTTGTAGCCGGTGGCCTTTGCCATCATATTGCTAACAATTGAACCCGCTTGTTTAATCTTGGCAACAATCAATCCCGCTTTACGCGCCACCATTGCATCGGTCTGCATCACAAGCAGATAGGAGCGCAATGGGTAAATTCCACGTTGATACACTGAGCGCCCATTAAATCCATAGCCGGCAGAGTTAAAGGCTAAATAAATTGGGAATTCATTTAATACAACCAAGCTGTTACCACGCGCATAGGGCTGACCAGCACCCGTAATGCCATCGGCTTTGCCCTGAAAATCAATTGCATTGGGGTTTTGGTTTAATACCATTGAGCCTGCAAGATTTAAGGCATCAAAAGTGTGGATGAACATATCAATGTTTGGATACATCCAGGGATCGATTGGCTTATCAGTTGGATGACCACGCGCACCCCATACCATTGCTGAAACGCCATAAACGCGCGCTTGGGTCATCGTGGCAAAGATATGTTCATCGGCTTTAATATCGTGCCATTCTTTCTCAAATGCTTCGGTTAGCATCATTTCTGGCCCAATCTTTTCGCGGGCAGTGGAGATGACCAACTCCCGCGGGCGCGACATGGCAAGTTTGACCGGCCCTGCGGCGATCCGAAAACCCAATGGGTGATACAAGAAAATGTCTTTGGCTAATTGATAGCCTGCATTAGTACCCCAATCAATCGAATCGGCTTCAAGAAGTGCTTGCAGTTGATTGTTGAGAGTAGTGCCGTTGACTGAAATCGTGCTCATAATTCGCCCTTAGGTGGTTTAGGGGAAGTTTACATTATAAAGCCTTATGTTCGGTCAATGCGATGGCAATTCCATAGGTGAAACAATCGAGCGCATCATCTGCACGCTTGGCTGCATCTTTATCACCCACGCGAAAGGTTGTTACTTGGTGCAACAAGTGATTCATCGTGCGTCCACGCCATTCGACCAGTTTGTCGTGTGAATATTTGCTTATTTTGCATAATCCTGCGTGTGCTGGCCCGCCCGCTAACATGGCTCGGTTATCCTTGCCCATCATCATTAATTTGCTATCTATTGCCCGCACAGGCCATCCCTGTGCCCGCGCATATTGCAATAGAACACTACCTCCCGCGGCATCCTCAACGAAACAACCAAGGCTACCCATTCGTGTACCGCATTGCTGGGCGTATTTTTCTGCCGTTTGAAGCACTTGTGGCATTAGATACACCAAACTTGCCGCCTCAATACTATGCAATTCGTAGTCTAATATGGTTAATGGCGTACCAAAGTGCCTGTTATAAGCAAAATAAACAATAGCAGTTGCATCATTATTTGTGCCTGATTTGACCGCACAATCCATAACTGCAAACACCAGATCACACTTTGTAGGGTAATCAACTGGTTGTTTGTTTGCATCGAGCAAATAATCCAGTTTGAAGAATGTTGCATTATCCCAACTGATAAATTGCGCCTCGAATTCCTGTTGCCAAACCAAAGGATGCGTTTTGGTTCGTTCGTTTTCAAGTTCATCAATTGGAACGAATGGGTTTTTGGAAGTTGGAGCGTGATGTTGTTTAAATCCTAGCTCTGGATCATGCCAGATGCGATAAAAGAAGTTGTCTGGATCGATGCCGTTTGGCGTGCTAAATACCCAGGCTATTCCCCTAGTGGTAAGCATAGTAGGTTTAATTGATCGCCGCCAAATTTCAAGCATTTGATCATTTTTAGTAAATGCAGCCTCATCAATGCAAACAATGTCGTATTCACGTCCACGACCAGCTAGTTCATTATCGTTTAACGCCCAAAAATCAACACAACCCCCTTTGGTTGTTTTGATAGTGCCTTCTGTTTTGCTGGCCCTTCGAGTTGCAGGCTGCAATGCATATCTTAAAAAGTCATAAGGTTCGTTTAACTGCTTATGTTCGGGTGTAAATAGTCCAACTAATTTGCCATGAACCGCAGCACTTGCGGCTAACACTTCCATCAATGTGGTTTTGCCAAAACGCCGCCCACAACACACCACATTGTTGCGAGCGCGTTCATTAAATATAAATCGCTGTCCGGTGTGCAGCGGTGGTAAAACAATATCGAAGTTTGCCATTAGTCTTGTGGCAGACCGTTTACCACCGTGATCGTGACGTCTTTATCGCTTACTTCAGACTTCATTGACTTCCAATCATCATCATATTGGGCCAACCACAAATGCGCTGCACGAACAGAATGGGGCGTATTGCTTACCGCTTGTTTAAATAAGTTTTGCCTTACCAATCCACAAGCATATTTGCGCCCTTCTTTTAATTCAGACTCAAAGACTTTAACAAGAGTTTTGGCATCGATTGGTTTGCCTGTTTGATAATTGATGATTCGTTCACAAATGTGTGGGTGCGGCAAACCGCATGCTGCTGCGATTGCAACTGTCGTGCGCTGCTCTTGGGATGGTTCAAAAGGTTTGCGTCCAGCCATATAAACTCCGTTATTCCTTTGATTCTATTATGGGAGTCGGAATAATAGCCACTTTTCGTTCGCTAGATATATCGTCAAATGTGCGCCCATCATTATCTAAAACCGCTTGTTTTCCCGTGAATTCTTGCCATCTTTTCACAATAACATCGCAATATTTTGGGTCAAGCTCCATTGATCTGTTAAATCTTGTTGTCTTTTCACATGCGATCAAAGTGCTTCCGGAACCGCCAAATGGCTCAAAGACAAACACATTTTCGTTTGAGGAATTTAAAATGGCGCGTTCAATAAGTTCAACCGGTTTAGTTGTTGGATGTAATTCAGAGCGTTTTGGCCTTTTACATTCCCATAAATCGGACTGTTTGCGATCTTTGACAGTCCATATTCTTGCGCCATCACTTTTCCATCCATACCAGATAGGTTCATATTGCGTGTGATAGTCTTTTCTTGAAAGTACTAACGTATCTTTCGCCCAAATAATCGTGCTTGACCAATGAAATCCAGCGTTTCTTAGAGCTTTGTCTATTGCTGGCCATTCAGATGCGCCCATAACGCAATAAATTGGGCATCCAGGCAAAGTCACGCTAACGATGCAACTCATCACTCCGATCAAGAATGCATCCCATTGCTCATCAGTTTCAAAGTTGTCGTTCAATATTTCACGTTTTTTATTACCTTGTGCATTATTTGCAAGATTTGTTCCATAAGCCACATTCCATGGTGGATCGGTAACAACTAAGGACGCTTTATCCTTTTGCATTAATTTATCTACAGCATCTATGCTCGTACTATCCCCGCACATCAATCGATGCTTTCCCAATACCCATATATCGCCCAACACGGTGATAGGTTCATCAGGCACTTCTGGCACCGCATCTTCGTCAGTTAAACCTTCTACTATGGGTGTGCCCATAATATTTGCTAGTTCTTCTTTGCTGAAACCTAACAAATCAAGGTTGTAATCCTCACTCATTAACTGTTCAATTTCGATGGCAAGCATTTCCTCATCCCATCCCGCATTCAAAGCCAGTTTGTTATCTGCAATAACATAGGCTCGCCGTTGTGCATCAGTAAGGTTGCCCAACGTAATGGTTGGCACTTCTGTAAGTTTTAACTTACGCGCTGCTTGAACTCGTCCGTGTCCAGCAATAATGCCGCCTTCCTTGTCTAACAATATAGGATTAGTAAAACCAAACTCTTTAATAGATGCTGCAATTTGATTCACCTGATCCGCAGAGTGGGTTCTGCTGTTCTTCGCATAAGGGATCAAGTCATCAATGCTGCGATACTGAATTTCTAGTTGATTCATACAATTACCTCAATTTGCACTTCAACCCTTGGTTCATTGCTCCAAGCCTTTGTCGCAATCAAATGCACAATGGCAGAATCATCTTTGTAAACAATTCCATTGCACGCATCTTCAATAGCTTTAATCACATTGGATAGATCAGGTTTTTTAGTTGGTCTTGTTTTACTGGTGATGGCATCTTCTTTCTTTGTTTTACTCCAGGATGCCCCAATTCCATAATGCGCGTAGATTCTCATAATGATTGGCCCTTCAAGTAACGGCAAACCTACCATTTCAATTTTAGCTAATTGAGCAACCATAGATTCATAATCGCGTGTTTTCTTTGGTGTGACCTTCATTGTGATTCCATTTCGCACCATATCCGCAACACGACCTTTTCCAACTGGTTCCCCTGGCACTGTAAAATGAATCATTTTCCCCAATCCTCATTTTTTTTATAAAACGCATCTTTCAATCGTTGTAGATTTTTATGTGCAGATTGTATTTCTTCAACAATATGATCTATTCGATTATTCAATGTATCTAAGTTGCGTTCAATGAAATCAATTTTGGTTTTCAATAAATCAATTTGTTCGTCCATGCTAGACCTCGGTGGTTGGGTTGTAAGTGACTAGGTGATACCTTCATATATCCATGCTGCTTTAAAACGATCCTGCGCGTTCGTGGTGCTAATGGCGGTTAATCAACAAGCACTCGATCTTTGCGACTAACAGGTTGTGTTGCATTTTTAGCTGGTTTTGCATGTTTTTTGCGTAATTCAACCTGATCAAGTTCTAGGGCTTCGCACATACAATCAATTTGACATTGGCTTAATTTTTCACCTGCATCAAATTTAGCTTTCAATCGATGTGCCCAATCCTTGTTTGGATTGTTTTGTGCGTTTTCTAATATGTCATCCATCTTTTGACGAATAGCGTGTATTTTATCCATTGGCAATGGTTCATCTTTTTTTATTTGCAACAGCGGCGGGGCGATGTATGGGTCTTTCCCATAATTTAAAAAACACTGATCAAGTAATCCTTTCCATCTAACCTTGGCTTTATCGTAATTGTCTCGGCGTATATCAAATTGCCCATATTGCTGAACCGCTTCATAAACTGCACGTAGATAAAATGTTCCATTGGCTGCTTCTTTGAATAATTGCTCATAGTTTAATTTCGGTTTCAACCATGCAATTACGTCAGACAACGATGGTGGATATTGCTGATCTTTTATTTTTGGATAGATTGCACGAATATCTTCTACCGCAAATTCAGATAGTTCATTTGCCCAAAAATTAAATATCTCTTCCATCGTGTCATCGGAATATTCCAAGTTCATCTTCGAGCCGAATAACACCTTCATTCTCGCAAACAACGGTTCGATCACTCTGTCTCGCATTTCTGGTGCGCTCAAATAGTTTTTCTGTATTTCTGAAGTCGTTGTTTTTTCGTTCGCGTCCATTTAATACCGCTCCATTTACTTTGTTAAATTTAACTGAATTGTTAAGCCAAGTCCTAATTGCTGCTTGCCAATCGCTAAAAGTTTTTCCATTTGCCAATGCATGATCTTTAAATGCGAGAAACTCTGAATCTAAATCAACATTAATTTGTTTTGCCAAATCAATCGCGGTTTGGTTTGGGGTTAGGTCATCAGGCAAACGCGATGCGCGTGTGCGCTTCCCCCCAGGGGGGGTAGGGGGGGTAATTGATATTGGTTCATGGTTAATGGTTATTGGTTCTTGGTTTGGTATACGTTCGCATACGACACCTTCATTTTCTGATACGTTTCGTATACGATTCGCATCGCTTTCTTTACGTTTCGTCCACGATTCGTTTGCGATTCGCTTATTCTTCTCTGCTTTCGCGTGATAGGCTTCAATCTCTTCGGCAACCCTACTTTGGAAATAAACACCATCATGAAGATCAAAAAATCGGTTCAAAATGTATTTGACCGCCGCGATTTCTTCATCAGAACTAGCCCATACCCAATCAATTGCTTCCTCTAAAGTAGGAAACTTTTCTCTGTCATAACAGGCATCCATTAATTGATTATATGCTCCATGTTGAAGCATATTTAAACGCTGTGTTTTCTTGGCATAATCGCCAATGTTTTTCTTATACCAATGCATTTTGGTATTCCTTAAAAGTAAATTAAACGGGCGCACTTTCTTGAACTAATTCGCCTCGTTTCTTTACACGGTTTTTTTTCTTTTCCGATAATTCATTGGCTATTTGTTTTTCATACTGCTTGCAGAAATCTATTAATTTAAAAAAAGTCTGAATAGAAATGCCATTATCATCTGCTAAGAATCTATATATTGTTGCTGCTGAAATGGTTGTGGCATTAGATATTTCATCTGGTGAAACATTCGTTGCAATTAAACGAAATCGTAATTCCGCTATGGACGCATCTGAATTAGTATCAAAGTTATTTTCAATCATAATATTCCCTACTTAGAATTCTGAATGCTGTTGCTGCACAAAGGGGTACTTGTCCGTTTCCAATGGCTTTAAGTCTGTCCATCCTAGCGGCCACCCCATGAGCCACTCTACCCACGTTGGGTTCAATTGCCCACTGTTCTGGTCTACCGATTGACTCAACATAACTTGCTTGCCTTTCTCTATCCTGCGCTGTACAGCCCCACTTCCCGCCGATCCTCGATCTCGATAATCGCTGGTTTGTGGAGTAGGCCACTTTTGTCTTTGATTTACTTGAGCCGTCAATGATGGCGTGTTTCTTGTATGTTCGCTTGGTGCGTTGGTTTCTTTGCTCATATGTGCTGTCGGTGTAGTCCAGAAGTAAATGTGGGGGGGGGGGGGGGGGTTTTTTTTTTTTCCGGAAATCCAATAACGTATTTTTTGTTGGGAGTCG